GCTTGTATAAATCCAGAGAAACTTTCGAAAACAATATCTTGATATCCCGGCTGTGCAACACTATGGTCTTGTAAAAAGGCGACACGAAATTCGTCAGAACTGAAAGAATATGAAGACAGAGCTTCAATTAAAGCTTGATTAACTAGATCGATCATCACAGTTTTTGAAACCGATCTCTTATATTCTGGATCGTTTACAAGATAACCATTTGCAGTGTTATATTCTAACAACCAATCGGATACCAATTGATTAAGAATGTCTCCAGCTATTTGTATCTTTCTCAACCACAGTGCCCTAATGCTTGTAAAAGTATCATCTAGGTTGACGTTAGCACGAATGACATATGCACGATTTCCGATTTCTAAAAACTTCAAAAGCGCGTCTAAACCATATTCATTACGCACATCACCATGATGTGGCAAACCGCCTGCTGATTGGTAATATTTAGGGACACCATAAAGTTCCAGTGCTTGTTTAATAGACGTTACAGTTCTGAGAACACCGTATTCGTATGTGCCGATTGCGGGGGTTTCGCCATCTAATTGTTTCTTTTCATCTGCGGTGGCAATAAAGAAAAGAGGTAATGCTGTAGCTTGTCCCGGAATATAAAATGATTCGTCAATGATTGTTACATCGACATTCGGGCTGATTAATTGGGCCATTTATAAATCTCCTTAGAATAACCTAAAAATATTTATAAGTATTGCATTTATAATTGCAATAATTTACTTAGGAAATTTGTATCTATCAATGTCAAACAAATCTTTATATGGCGGTTCTGGTCTATTTACATCTTTGACAACTTCAGTAGTAGGACCGTCAGACGCAGTAATAGCAGCAAGACGTAATTTGATTTCTTTAATATAATTATTTTTTATGTTTGCCGGTGGTGATAGATAAAGTCTAACTGCGAAAGTTAATGAATTCTGAATAATTCTAGCATCCTGATTTGATGGATAATTCGTTTGATTGTTAATACTTAATAATTCAACTGAAAAAATCTTATTCCAATCATATAAATCATCACTAGTTTGTAATATTATATTTGGGTTAAAAAGCATTAATATTTGTTCCAACATTTGGAAATTTTGATCTTCGTTAGATGCATAGGTATTTAATTCCACAGTCATCATATAAGGAATTGGCATCATTGTTTCTACAACTTTTAAACCATCTGGAAATGATCCTCCTGATGGTAGGACTGTTTTTCTCTTATATTGATCAACCCCCTTCCTCATTTCTGGAGCTTGTTCTATTCCAGAAACATAAAAAGATATCAAAGGTAAACTGATGGGTTTTTGGGCATTTTCTGCAAGAATTGCGTTCACTACTCTATCAGCATTACCATATCTAACTGGAACTGTAATCAAGTTAGATGTAGAATTAAAATCATTTTTTCCAACAGAAACTTGCAAGCCTGAAAAAACTGCCGCAAATTGTGTTATTCTATTTTTTATCTGACCATCATAAAAATATGTTTCTAGACTTTTAGAAGATGGAAAATCACTCATAAATTATACCTGTATATTTTCTAGTGTTATGGTGATTGGTGGTGTGTATACTTCTATATAACTGTTCATATCTGTAACTTTACAACGGTATGTACCAACAAGAGTTGAACCGCAGTTGACTACTGCTGAAAAGTATACAAGAAATCCACCGCCTATCGTGTTAACCTGAAACATATTTCCACTGACATGTTCCCAATCATAAGAGTAGCTACCAGAACCTCCGGTCACAAAGACTTCAGTATTAGGTGCATTTTCTGTATTTATAGCTTTAAAACCAGATGTACAAGTAGAAGAAGCATAAACACTATATGAATTTAGAGTTGCAACCAATGGAGCGGGCGATGGTGTAACTGTTGGTGTAACTGTTGGTGTTCTAGTAACAGTAGGCGTTATACTGGGTGTTATACTAATAGTAGGCGTGCGCGTAGGTGTAATACTAATAGTAGGAGTTATACTCGGTGTTATACTAATGGTTGGCGTTATGCTTGGCGTTACACTGATTGTTGGTGTAATACTAGGTGTAATACTAGGTGTAATACTTGGTGTTACAGAAGATGTAGGTGTAACACTCGGTGTTCTTGTAACTGTTGGTGTTATTGTGACTGTAGCCGAAGGCGTAATACTTGGGGTTACCGAAATGGTTGGAGTTACCGTAGGTGTTAGACTTATAGTTGGTGTAATACTTGGAGTAATACTAATTGTTGGTGTAACTGTTGGTGTAATACTTGGAGTAGTACTAATTGTTGGTGTAACTGTTGGTGTAACACTTGGTGTTCTAGTTGGTGTTCTAGTTACACTCGGTGTTAAAGAAATTGTAGGTGTAATGCTTGGAGTATTGCTTATTGTAGGCGTAATACTCGGAGTTACAGAAATGGTTGGCGTTACTGTTGCAGTTGGTGTAACGCTTGGAGTCACACTAATTGTAGGTGTAATGCTTGGAGTCACACTAATTGTAGGTGTAATGCTTGGAGTATTGCTTATTGTAGGCGTAATACTCGGAGTTACAGAAATGGTTGGCGTTACTGTTGGCGTTAGTGATGGAGATGGGGTTGGGGTAATTGAAGGGGGTGGAGGTACTGTCGGAACTTCCACTTCATCTATAAAGCATAAACCACCATCTTCATACTGTTCAATTTCTACAGTGTTGTTTCGAGGCTTAACAATATTTCTAATAATCTGTAGTCCGACCCAAGAAGTCTTAAATATTTCTTTATATTCTTTCTTTGTTGTAAATGCCTCGTGCAAACAATTAAAAAATATCTTATTGACTTCTTCAGCAGTAAAAGAAGAATATATTGTATTCATGGTGAATAATATATTTTCTATAGTGTCAAAAGTGAAATCGTTTAAAAACTGCAATATGTTTACATTTGAATAAGTATTCTCTGGATTCTCAAGTGTTTTGATGACAATATCTAAGGCTCTACGCCCATCCATAAACGCCTGTTCTGGATTCAAACCAAATCTAGTTTGTGCCTGATAAAGACCATCATACACGACTCTATTAAGGGCAGGGACAACCTCACTTGTTATAACATTATCAGTTGAAATCTTATAACCTATAATACATTCTATGAGTTTTTTCCACAAATAATAATCTATCTTTGAAAATTGTTTTTCTCTAAACAATTTCCATTCCACATGTTTATTCTTCTTGGAAAGTGAAATAGTATCTAAACGATCCCTTAAAGTTCCATCTACTGTAAATCTCAATACATATCTGTTATCAGATTTAACAGTGCCTTCTAAACCTTTAATTATTAATTTAGTATAACGATATGGTAATACAGTTTTATCTTCATCATATGTCAAGCCATAAATCACGCCATAACCTCCGTCTGAGGTTCTGAAACCATCTGGTATCATGTATGGCTTAGGAATATTTTGTAATTCTTTTGTAGCTTGAACCAAGTTAGTCGCTAAAGTATTATTAAATTGTTTTTTATTGTAGACATTATATGCCCAATAATAATATTTGTCTATGAACTTGTTAGAGGTTTCATCAAAGAACTGTTTCTTGGTGTATGGAACATATCTTTCAATAGTACCAAACTCCGGTTCAAATGTAGTAGGATCAGGCAGCCTTCTAATCAAGGAAACAATATCTCCCACTTTAGGTTTTCTTGTCTGTCCAGAAACAAGAATTGTTCCTTGTACAACAGTGAATAAGTTAGTTAGAACATTTGGCATGATTGAAAAATCATAAATGCCATTTACATATACGTCTACTGCATCTCCATAATTTAAAGTTAAAGATGGTTGTCCTAAAGAAACAGTTCCAGAAATAACTTCTTCATAAACATCTTCATAAACTTCTCTTATTGGTCCATTGCCCGTTAGATATGTTATAAAATATTTTGCATATGGTGTATTAATTTCTGAATCTAGATTATGATTAGGATTGACATCAGATTCAACCCATTCCAACAACTCTATCTTTCCATAATCTGCCAATTTACCCCAATTAAATATTCTATCATTTATATTAGGCATTAATGCAGGATCATCATATGGTAAATATTTTGCATGTTTAGTATTAAACCATACCGTTCCTAATTTGTTTTCAGCCCAAGTTGAGGTATCCTTTGGAATCTGCAAACCATTTGTATAATCCGCTGGATCATTTTTGGATTCAATGTCAACAATACCATAGGCAACAGTGTAATGTTGCCCGCGAGCAGGATTCCATATTTGAATATCTTCAACTACAACACCAGCAGTCTTATCAATCAATTTTGCAGGAGAATTCTTTCCTTCATCATAGTTGAATGTTATTACTTCCATAAACTGGAAGAATCTTGGATCAACAATTTTTGTTTCAAAAAAACCAAAAAGTCTTGGACCAGATGTTGGGAACAGTTGAATGGTGGTTTTGTTCAAAAACTTGAAATCAACTTTATCAACTAATACAACTTCTTTATTAAGGTCAAAGTCATAATATTTTATAAAAGCAGCATCGGCTGGCTTATCTAAGAAGAAATAAAATCTAGAAGATATAAATTGTACCCTACTTTGAGCATTCTTGAAATGCTGCTGCACCTTTGCACTAATATAGAATGCATTATCAGGCGATAGTAAATATTCTTGTTCTGGCTGATCTAACCATCTATCTTGATCGGTTAGTCTTATAGACGTAAAGGTTGGATCGAGGGCGATTCCATCTGGTTGAACAAATTCTAATCTTAATTCTTTCCTTATAACATCTTCATGAGTTAATTTTAGTTCTGGATATATTTTCTTTTGAGAACTTCCAAATTCTGCTATCTTATATGCCCAGAATTCGTCTACAACAGCACTCTCAAAACGTTTTTGATTTGTAAACGCATTAACTGCGGTGTTTGTACCCTTTTGCTGTATCATTCCCTTCCAGAATAAGAACTGTGTCTTTTGATTTATATTCAAATCATCCATAAAATCATATGGTCCATCATAGCCCATAGATTTTCTTAGTTCTTTAGTGGTTTTCTTCGTTTCGATACTCTTTAAAGAATCATAATAATATCTAAAATCATCCACAGAAGATTCTATATTCTGAACTAATGTGTTGCCATTAATTACAGAACCTGCTAAGTTTGGACGAAGAGTATTAACGTTAGGTCTTGAATATTCTAGGAAGAATCTTGGTAAATTCAGACCTAAGAACGGGTCATATATCAATGTATTAATAACTGAATAATTGTTTATAGTTAGTACATGCTCATATGCATCTATTGATTTTTTAACACCAGTTATGTCAACTTTATTATTTGATAATATGCCTCTCTTGAAAAAACCATCATAAGTTTTTACATATTCAAAACGTTTATCATTACTTTCTTTTACAATTCCTAATAAAGATATTACTGATTTTTTATCATTTCTTACAAACAATAGCTTATCTGGATACATCAGTTCAGTAGAATTTGTATATACTAGCGTTGAAGATTTATTATCAAAGCTCTCTGACAATACACCAATCGGCGTATAGATTGTAACTTCTTGATTTATAGGATTTATTGAAAAGGAAGGATATCTTTCCTCATAATCTGAAAGTTGTATGAATATTTTACCAATTTCAGATGTTGTAACTGGTATGAATCTACCCTGTACAGCGTCTAAGCGAGAGCCTGCAAGTCTAAATTTTTTATTATTGCTAGTTCTTACAATATAATAAGGTATTGATTGATTTATCATATTGTCAAGTGGTTTTGGTAAAGTGCTGCCTTCTTCCCCAAGTAAAAGAACAGGAGTACCATTTTCCCAAGTTGCAATAGAAGCATCTGATATTTCAAAAACTTGCTCTGACAAATTTACTGTTATTGGATAACTTAAATAATCTGTTTGGCGAATAGCATCCAATTTGAAAGCCCAATCGATAAATTTCTCTAAATGTAACTGCCAAGTATTATTTCTTTGTGTTTCAAGATCAATATTTGTACCGGTTTCGTTTTCACAAGCAAATCCCTTATCTAATAAGTATTGCTCATATCCCGTTACTATATCAATCACATCTTGAATGCCGGTGCATTTCAAAACATTAAATGACATTACTGATCTTTTATCAATAACATGTTTTCTCCAGTTTGATTTTACTGTAGCACCAGAAAGTGCCTTAAACGTTTGAGATATAGCACCTATAAAATGATTTCCGCTTCCGCCAACTGATGGAATTAATCCTTCTGTGGAGTATGCATATTCGTCTGGGAGTTCAAATAATTTAAAAGAAAAATCATCTATTTTCTTTACATAATATGGAGTAAATTGATCGAAAGGTGAAGGTAAAATACCTAAAGTGTTCAAAAATACTTCCTTTCCATCAACCCAATCTTCCGGTAGTGGCAAACGGTTCTTGTTGTTTGCAAACCCGTTAACTATAATGTCAGTTAATGGCATATCTTCATCTACATAGATTGTGGTTGTATCATTTTTAACATCGTAAAACACATTATTTACCGTATACTCGCCGTCAAACTGTGTAGAATCAGAAATTTCCAAAATGTCGCTAATATCAAAATATTTTGTTAAATTTCCACTAAATTTAAAGTATTTTTCAAATTTTAAATTTTCAACCAATGGTCCAGTAAAGAATTCAAATTTACTACTCATAGTAGAAAAGAATCCTGTATCCACGATATCAACGGCAGATAGCATTCCTGATAAATTACTATGAATTTTAATATTACCGGATTCTAGTACAGCTTCTCCATAATCTGCAATTTGCTCATTCAGTATTCTTAATACATCTCTAACAGTATAACCATCGACCATAGTAATCTGTACAACGATGGTGTCAGCAGAATTAAAAACTAATGTTGCATTATATGTATTACCAATAAGATATGCCGGAACATCAATAAATGAAAGACTCTCGCCATAATTAATAGTCTGATATCCTCTCTGCGGTCTTATACCAGCACCAATAATTTTAAACTTATTAATTTCTACTATATCACTACCAGAAGTAAATAAACACGGGTAGTTTTGAACTCCATAAAATTTAACGGCAGCATCATGTGGCGCTTGGATAGAAATCTCAGTAACCCATTCGTTTCCATAATCACGAATCTTGGAATATTTTGAAGGAATACTTAACAGTTTCGCGTTCAACGCATACTGTGTAGATTGTTCAAAGTTTCTAGTCTTCTTCAAGCCGATATGAAAGTCTTTCTCAGTTATATCAAAGTTTTCACTAAAAATTGAAAAATTATTAACATCAATTACAGAATCAAATGTATACCCTAAATAAGTTTTCCAATTCTTCCAAAGTTGTCTAAAATTAGAAGCAGAACCATCCAAATTATTATATCTTAAATAATTTACAAACCACTGATTCAAACCATTAACTGTAAATATATTACCATCAATGATATCACCATGAAATAGTGTATTTTTATGAGAGAATACATTCTTATAATTAGAATCTACTTGTAAGCAATCTACATCTAAAAGTTTATTTCCAAAGGATTGATTTAAAAACTTAATAGGATCAAGCAAATATGCAATTTTCAACTTGTCATAAACATAATCAATAGAATTTCTCCATTCATATTCCAAAGGTGACATATTACCAAATTTGAAATCATATGATGGAACTGAAACAGATTCATTTATTGATACATCAAAAAGACTTCTAACGCGCGGATCGCTGCTATTATCAGAATTCCAATATGGAGGTAATAATTCATCCGGGGCTATTCCATCCGCTGTTGTAACAGAAGACACATTAACAGACACATATGTGTAAATTTTGTCTACTTGACCATATGAACCCAGCCCTGCATACCCATTAGGATCGGTCGCGCCAATTGGTATCACACCGTTAAACACATTTGTCCACATGATAGATTTCCATCTACGATTTGTTAGTAACGATGTATTTTTATAAAAACTATCCCACCAAGCAGGTTTATCTTTAAATCCTTGTAACTTCCACGGCTCTAGATGTGGGTATGGAGTACCATAAAATTTAGTATAAAGTGCCTTCCAAAAAGCCGGAAGATTAGAACCAGAGATATTGTCAATAGGTAGTGTGTTTACTATGCTATTACTATAATTCCACGTATACGGGTTATTCTGAGAATATTGTGTGTTTACTGTATAATTTATCTTTTGCCTAAATGCATAATTCTCAAAACTTTTCTTCTCTAACTTGAAGAAGTCAGGATTGTTTATTGTTTTATCAAAATCATAAACTATGTCTATATTTTGTTCAACAAGAAGATTTCTTTCAACTTCTAATATCACATTGCCTAAAATTTCTTCAAAGGTGATTTCAACCCAACCATTATCCGTAGTGTTTACAAACAACGACTTTGTTGTTCCTAATTTTCTGATAACAAAATTGCTAGAAGTTAATGGGAATGGATCGGATTGATTTGTTACCGTTTGAAGTTCCACTAAGTTTTCTTCGACTAAGAAATTATATAATATTTCTTTTTCTGCTTTGTTAAAAATAATTGGGTAAACATGGCCAGTATGACATACCACCTCAGATATACCCAATTTATTGTCGTAAAGAAATATTGGATCACTAAATTCGCAAAGACCAAATCTAGCAGCAGAAGATATCCAACCATGTAACCCGGAAGTAGAGTCTCCATACCATTCATCAAATTTTTTATTGTTCCTAATTTCATCTATAATAAAATTAGAAACTGATGTTATAAAACTTTGAATTGTTGTTGTATCTAATTTAAAAACGTCAAGAATCTTATCTTTAAATGTTTCTTTTATCCAATTTTGTTGTGAATCATATTGATTCTTTGCGAACTCTATCACTTCTAAAGAATCAATACCATCAGTGAACAAAGATGACGCTAATAAATTAAATCCATCATTAAACTGTTTAATTGTACCACCAACACCATAGTTTATTTTTTCATTTGCATAAATCGTGTTTGACGCTGAACTAATTAAAGATTCTATTGGTTGTGAATTAATTATGCTTGAAAAATGAGTGAAGAATTGCTCATATGATATAGTTTCATAATTATCAGATTCTAAATTATAAAACATTTGATCTGAAACATTCCAATCATCTCCAATCTTTGTTGGTACCGTCTGCTCAAGATTCAAACCATGACGCCAAACACTACGTTTAACATTTTCAGATAAATCATTATACAATAATAAATTATTTTTTTCTATTAATTTATTTTCAAATATTGGAAACCCATTTGCTGTCCTTTCTATTCTTTTTAGCAAGAACTTATCTATATCAGCCGAATCAGATTCTTTAAACTTAAAAATACTGTTTGCTGCGTCTAATGGAGTACCATCAACATCATAAATTGCAAAGAAAGGATATTGGTTCTTTTCAGTCTTTATTTGGGTAACTTCTCTCAATCTTGTTAAGTTTACCAATTCTGTACCTGAAGGCGTATTTAATCTGACTGCTCTCCTTCCAATATCTTTTTTATCAAACTCACCCAATCTAACTTCTACAATGTCATCAACATTTATAATTACATTATCGTAGAACTTTATACCACCGCAGAAATCTGGATTCACGAAAGATGGTATATCAATATAGTTACCTATCTGTTTAATGCCATTAATATAAACTCTAATATCACCTTCTTGATAATCGTCAAACAAAACTAAATCATGTAATGAATAATCATCACCGTGATAAAAATAAAATGTTGGTCCGGCCTTAGAAGTACCACCAGAATCTAAACGCAATCTGTAAACTTGTTTATATAAAAATATATTGCTAAAATAGTTATAATCGTCAATAAATTGGTTTTGTAAATTTATATCAAAATTGCTATATTTTAGATATGTGGAAAACATATCATTTTCTACTTCAATTTTAGAAGTAGGTGCCACATGCTTAACTCCGAAATACTGAAATTGGTTAGCATCATGTCCAAGCCATTCATCACCAAACGAGGTGGTTGTCGGGCCAATATAAGCACCAACAGGTAAATCATTAATATCTGGAAACTGCTCTGCTATCTCTATTTTTGAGACATACCTACTAGTCGGTGATATTTTATCGAATGATTTATTGTTGATAGTGTATATACCATTATTAAAATCAAATCCCGATAGTTTAATTTTTTGTCCTATTTGCAAGTCTGAAACTATATCACCAAATTTTGAATTAAAAACAATAGTTTTTGTATTTTCAAAATAAAATTCATTACCTTGTGAAATTCTAATATCATGAATTTCAAACATAATTGGTTGTTGATTTATTTCTTTATACTCAGCACTTGTTGTCTTTCTATATCTCCAATCAAATGATGTATTTGATCTGTTGGATAATTGAACATAAGGGAGATATTCAATGATTGGTAGTTGAGCCTTAGTCTTATTATTTAAATTAAATATTTGAGTCTTATGCTTCCACTTGTTTTTAGACGACCAATCATCAGTTTGGGTGAAATTAACCGTGTAAGAGCTTCCAACAAAGTTTAAAACTTTTGAAAAATTTAAATAAATTGTTAACCAAGATAGTCCATCAAACTGCTTTAAACGATCAGAAACAGTATCGTACCAAAGATCATAAAGTGCCGGTGAAGATGGTTGGGTTGCTGATTTAATAGTATCAAATGTTCTTTCTCTTAATATATTGTAGGTAATATTTGATGTGTTAAAGAATCTAATATCACTATCTAACACCAGATCAAAGGTAGATACTGATCGAATATAATACTCACCTAATAATGGAGTTCCATTAGTAATTTTCAGAACATCTCCGATACCTATGTTTTCTGTTACAAAGTCCACAGTATAATCTTTGAAGACATTTGATCCTGATTCTACAAAACCTTCATTCGTACCTTCAAAAACCTGTGAATATTTTGACCAAATCAATCGACCAAGGGTTTTATCTGACCAAGATTCATTTTTAAATGTGAATGCAAATTTATCTCGAATTGACTCAGTTTCTCCTTCTGTCAAATATATTAGTGGGGTAAGAGACAGATACGACACAGAAGGATTGGAAATAAGTTCATTTACTTCAACAATTGTATTTCCGTTTGAATCTAATTGGCTAGATTTTACAGTATAAAATGCATCCTGTACGCCTTTAGCCAATAAGATGTAATCTTTTTTAAGTACATTCTCCAAATCGCCAGCGATGATAAAATTATTATTAATTACATCAACCGACAAAACTTCACTGAATGCTCTGGATACACTTATAACATTTGTTGATAGTGTTAAATCAATAGTTATCTCTGTTAAACCAGAGCCTGTATTATAAGTAGAAGAAATTACATTTGCGGTTATAAATTCAGAATTAGATAGAAACAGAATAATCGGTCTATTAGATTCGAATTTTTGAACATAATTTCCACTAATGCGTATAAGATTTCCGGTTCCACTTACTACTTCATATGAAGTTGTATTTCTATGTACGTTAGCTTTTGTAAATTGACTTCTAGATAATGACCAATTAACTCTATTTTTTATAGTAACATACTCTGGTGTTTCGCTGAAAATTTCAGAATCCCAATAATAATCTCCATAATTTATAAGTTTGTCTATGTCTACTGGCGGAACCCAATTGAATGCTAAAGAATTAGCAATCTGATCATATTTTGATATGTCAACACCAGAATTTTCTAGTTTTCTAATAATATCTTTAAATGTCAAATAATAATCTTCAGTGCCAACGCTTGCTCTCAAAACTGGCTGTAATTGATTTTGCTGCTTAAATGCAGTATTTTCTTTTATCTGGAAACTCTCGTCATCATTTAGAACAGCACGTCCAATGTAACCAACAACTCTTTTAGAGTCGTCCTTGGTTAAAAATCTATTGAATAGATTTTCATTTATTGCTTCAGCTATTCTGGTTTGCTTTGGCGAAACTAGTAAATTGTTTAAATTTGTTCTCTTAGATGAGTAATCAGAATTATTCACTTTAACCCTTAGAAACCTTTAACATATTTATATAAATTCAAAAGCGGAAAAAACGGCTTATTACACTTTTTGTCTTAAAATATCGGGATTAAAGGATTCAACTATTTCAATATCATTTACTGAAATAGAAGGTTGAATAATTTCATCTTCTTTGGCAAATATCTGGAACATATCACCAAAGGAATTGTTTGCATTTTTTGGAACAACAACCACAGAATCTATATCGACTGGCAATTTATTATGAATAAATGCTGCTAATTCTGTAAAGTAAAATGTTTCTCCAAATTCCCATACATTTATATCGAAAAACTCATTTATCGCGTCCACAACTAATATTTTAATTTGATTATTAGTCAAGTTTCTATTAGCAGACCTAATAACTTTAATAAATGCTTTCAGATCATCGTTTGCTTTATCTCCAAAAATAAGTTTAATCTTTCCGGGATGTAAAATTATTGTATCAGATATCATTTTATTATTTAATAATCTATTATAATCTGCCCTCAACTGATAGGAGGTTGGCATATCTGGCTTTTCTGAATCTCTTCCAGATAACCAGTTTCTTAAACTATTATAATACCCACGTTGAATTATAAAAATATCGATAATGTTGGATGGAGACGGATCGATTAGATGGTATCTGGGAGTTCTGTGAAGCCATAAGAAATTTATACCTGAGATACCTCGCTCGCGCTTCCAAAGACCATCATTATTTGCAACTGATTGGTTAAACTTTAGTATATTTTCAGAAGTTCCGGGAACCCAAACCCACTCACTGTTTACATCCCTTCTATTAAAATAAACATAAGAATTTTGACCTATCAAAAATGAAACTGTTGGGTCTTCAACTAAACCATCTTTATTTGAATCACCCGGAAGAATTACTAATTCTCTTATGCTTTCTAGACCAATATTTTTTCCAACATCTATTATTTCCTGAGACAGAACAGAAAAATTGTAATTTTGAGTTAGAATACCCTGCGTTCCGACATTAGCTTTAAGGACAACAATTTCATCTAAGTTGGAATTCAACGTGTCGTATGTAATAGTCTTTCTCTTGTCATTAGAAATATAAAAGTCTGTTTCTGTACTATGAGCGATAAGCCTATTTCCTGTAAAAGAGATAGTCCAACTATTATCTACGTTTGCGGTTATAACAACCCACCAATCTGATGGTTGATTTCCTTCTGAGAAGAAATCCCATATGTTATTAGATATATTATATTTTAAATATATTGAACTTGGGGTGTTGTTAATTTGAATTAGTAAAAAATCTTCCAATTGACTTCTTTCTGTAGCCAAAAATTTATTTCTTACACTTCGTGGTTGTACACCTTCCAAAACAGACTTGATAAAGAAATCTTCTGAAGAAAAAATAGGTTCTATATGATTGTTGATTAATGCATTAATCAACGGTATATTCTCTCCACCATCTTCGTCTGGAAGTTCTCCGCCAGATATTTGATAAATCACTTGTTTCGTTTTAAAGTATAAAACTAAATCATCCCCAAATATCTTTACATTTTCATAATATTCATTCGGATCATGCCAATATATGTATTTTGAATCTCCGGCAAACGTTCTATTGATAGCTCTAAGTTTGAGAATAGAGTTATCTTGCAATAAAAATTCATTGTAGTCTCTACCATTAACCATTCTATCTTGTGTGTAATAGACGGATGGAGCAACTCTCTTTATTCTGTCGATAGACTCACTAGGTGCAGAATTTTGAATAGGGTCAACCAGACTAAATGTAAATGAAAAAGTTTGATTATTATTATTTTTATCAAAATAGTTTATAGTGGCTGTCTGGTTCTGGATTGCTGTAGTCGGTATCACCAACTCAGAATTAGATGAAACTCTATACCATATATCAAAAGTTCCAGATGGTATGTTGGCAAATTTACCATCACCAAATATCAATCTAAAGTTATCTCTATCTAAAGTTTCTATTTCAAATTTGTTTCGTTGCGGATTAGTGTTGAATATAACATTTTGTGAATTAGCTAAATCCACACGCTGCCACTCACCAAGTCTGACAGTGGCAGTTGTATCAGAACCAGATAAAATTTCTCCAGTATTTGGATCGATGTTATTAACCCATACATCTATTTCATTACAATTATCTACCCTTACATCGAAAAATTGATTAGGAGTCACACCATCAAATGTAGTTGTAGTTTTCTGTAGTGTACCTTGCTTGGTAAAAATGAAAAATCCAGTATTTTCTGAACCGTCACCTAGTCCATCGTTCAAATATAAAATGTTAAATCTTGAATTTATTTCGGGACGTTTTTCTAATGGTCCAAATTCATTTAATACAGAAGGTACTAATTCCATTGGATAATTTTCATTGGAAACACTTATATTGTATGGTATAACACCATTAACTAAAGGTTGGTTATTTAATTCATACAATTCAATTCTAACATCTTGTACTTGTACACGGTCAGATGGTAATACAGTACCGAAATTTTGAGATAAGATAGAATTTAAAACTAAAATAAATTGTTCTTTCCAGTTAGTATTGATTTGATCGTTCCAATTTACTATAACGTTTGAAAGATCATTGCCGTTAGAATCAAATATCCTCTCTGTGGTAGATATAGAATTAATCTTAACTAACCCACGGGATGGAATGTTTCTAGATGAAGAGTAAGATAATAATTTAGCTAATCTTAAAACTGATTCTTTTCTTTCAGCAGTTGTAATAAAATTTTCATGGGTATTTAAATCCAATCTATAAGCAATAAGTTCTGCAACGTATGCAAAACTTTCTATGATAGTGACTAATTCCGAGGTTTCAATAAAATCAGAAAATGCCTCCGGGAAATAAATTTTTAAGTGGTCCAATAAAGATTGCTTTATAGACTCGTAATCCCAAGCAGCAAAGTTTATCTGCTGAAACGCATCATATACCTTTTCCCATGTTTCTGCTCTATTAATTTTACGCATTTAATTACCAGTAATTTTCTTATTATTTATTTTTTTGTCAGGATTCAAAATCTATCCTAACATCAAGTCTATCGGTTATTTTTAGTTCGACGAAAAACAAATCTGCTAAAATTACAATAGCAGACTGATCATATAATGGTTCAACAGATAATCTAAGTAACTCTACTCTAGGATCATATCGTAAAACATTTTCTACGTCTGATCTTATAGTAGAAACTAACTCTTCTGTCAAAGGTTCAAATAATACATCTGGTAATATTGTACCAAATGTCGGCATCATTAGCCTATCGCCTTTTTTTGTGAAAAGATGACGCATAATATCGGCTTTAACCAACTCAACATCGGTTAAAGAAAATGTTCCATTCTTTTCATAATTTTCTGATGAAAATCCCTTATATAAAATATTTTTTTTCATGATTTTATTTATTTTTTATCGTCTCCAGAACTTATTACGTTTTATTTCTTGGTCGCCTTCTATTTTACCTATAGGTTCTAACCCGTCTGGGGAAGTTTTATTATCATATTGATCATAATGATGAACGTTTTTCTTATATTCATCATTCATTTCATTTGGTGGTGGTGTAGTATCACCTTTCATAACTCTAGGCCACGGCTCATGCTCTGGAACACGGTTAGTCCATAGTGCAGCCTTTGCTTCCGATAGACATGCTGGAGAAGCGTATGGTGGAGCATACTGGCTCTGTAGACCATCCAAATTAAAATCTTGAAATCCGTTAACAACATTAAAATTTATAGGATTCATACTGACTCAACCCTTTATAAAATCATGATTTGAATAATAGAAAATACTCTGTGGTAAACCATCAAAAAATGGAATATCAAAAGATGGAACATCATCAATAGAAATATCAAAATCTAAACCGGAAAGGAACTGGATAGCAGAACTCAAATTTCCGATTGGATTTGTGATAGCTCCTAATGCAGCAGACAATCCGCTAATATCTAATGGAAAAATTTCATTAGCAAAAGAAAATACTGGACCCAAACCTAAAGCTAATGTACCAAGGTTAAATACGGTACTGTCCAACGTATTCACCATACTGATAAGACTTCTAGCCTTTTGTAATGGATTAAGTAAACTATCTAGTGATTTAAAGGTTATGTCGCTAGGCGATTGTAACTCTACCTTGCTTTGAGTCAATTTTAATAAAGTTGCATTACTTAGACCTGAAATCGGAATATAATCTTTAATTAGTGATCCTATATTAGCGCCCGGACCTCCGCCGCTTGAGAAAAGCATGTTAAATGCTTCTTGTGGAGACTGTCCATTACACATTGCTGCGACAGCCGCACGAGCCTCATCTAAAAAGTTTAAATATTTTCCTGACGTGTAAACTGTCCAAGGTGAAAAGTCTTTTCCACCCTTTGAGATAGCAAAGGCTGCTTCGGCGTTTGTTTGTGGGTCAAAAAGTCTACCATCAGCAACTCTTAATAAATCTGCCCCACTGTAATTTTGTGGGTTTCTTAAGGTTCGTATCTGCCATAAACCATGTGACGGACCCCATTTATCATTCTCAAGTTGGGTATCGCCTATAGCGTTTGGATTATATGAAGATTCGCCTTTAGCTATAGCTACTGCAACGACTAAAGCGTCACCTCTAAATCCAGCATTATATGCTGCTCTTGCCACCATACCGGCACCTGTTCCGGTAACGGGGACAGAATTTCCTATATCACAGTTTCCAATATTTTGCGGTGGTAATGGTCTATCTTGAATAGTAGGTTTACCTATCTCTAATTCCATTGGCTGTTCTGATTTACCTTTGACTTTTTTGTTAGAAGTCCAAGATATACCCTGACTAGAAACACCATATTGAGATTCTGGCGCTTTTATAAAAACACCACCAGATGAACCAGAGTTTGCGCCAACGGCTTCTAACGTAACGTCCTGTGATATAGATTTTATATTAAGTGTTTGTTGCGATCCAACATCCATTTTGCCTCTAAAAGAGAATACCTCTGCGTCGCCGTTAGAAGCCATCTTCTGTTTACCAAGTGCGAATCTATTAACGTCGCCCTGAACTATTTCATTAATATCAGCACTTATTGTCAAATTATAGTTTCCAGAATTTGTAATTGTGTTTATATCATTTTCTACATGTAAAAATAGAGTATCACCGATAGACTCACATTTCTTTCCACCTATTTCAACTAGTGTGTCTAGTCTAGAATAATGTCTTATGTTCTCATTTGAAATAATATGAAAATCATTCTCTGCTTGAATTCTTATTTCTCCATCGTTTGGTATTGAATCCAGATTTTCTTGTCCGGTATTATTACCGGAATAAAGATGAATACCCTTTTTTGCATGTACTCTAAAAGTTTCATCTGTGGAGAAATTTATATCCTTTTCTGTTCTAACAGATAATCTGCGTTTGGCATAAATGTCTATATTCCCACTTGAATCCATTTCAAGCCATGAATTTCCTTCATTAGTCATCAAATAAATTCTTTCATTAGTATCATCAAATATCAATTGATGACCAGTAGCAGTTCTTATTCTTATTCTAGAGTTGAAGGCTCTGTCATCCATTGAAAATGCATGAAAACCCGGAGTTGTTATTCCGTAAACTCTAGATGAAAGAAAAGCCCCTAAGTTTTTATAACCAGTCCAATCGTATCCGTGTGCGCCAAGGACAGGCTTAACCCAATCATCCTCTTCTGCGGCTGAAATATCAGAATACTGTTGGTCTAAATATGTCGATTTTTTAGAATTTGGAATTTGGCCAACATCTTTATCTACGGCTGCCGCTTGATAATCTGCACCTCTTGTCTTCCATTCTCTAGATTTTCTATCGACAAAAGCTTTTGTGAAGTTAGCATATAATGGCTGTATAGGTGATTTCGCGGATGTTAATGGACCATCCGGTAATCCTGCGCCACCCCAATTGTAGCGCCCGTGCATTAAGGTGTGTGTTTCTTGATGCTCTGGTAAACAACCTATCCAAAATCTTCTCTTAAAATCTCCATCTATACAACCAACTAATACTTTAGCACCCTGTTCTGGAATTGCCCAGAAGCCGTAATGTATAGCACCATTAGATGTTTCTGGTCCAGATGAAACACCTCGTGTAAAACTATTATTTTTAATCACGCCACCAAATGGTGTTACATAAGCACACCAAGGTAAATGATGTATTTTTTTAGGTGAATCATTCAAAGCGGGACAAAATATCTGTAATCTTCCCTGCTGTAATGGATCATCAGTATTTACAACAACCCCAAGAGTCAACCCAAAAGGTGATGGAAATTTAGTACCATCACCATCGCCTGATAAATCCTTATATTCTTGTAAAAACTTCTCTACAAATGGAAACATTATGCGTAACCATCCCTTCTCAATAATACTAATTCTTGTGTGAAAATTCCGCCCATGACATAATTCACTACACTTGAAACATGGTAATAATATGTATGATAAAAAAACTCTGGTTCATTTTCTGGTGTTATTTGGCCAATATTTGCATTATTTCTTATTTTTATAGAAAGTTTTACATACATTGGAAAATACTCTGGATGCTTGTATAGTGCTGGTGAATCTGGGTCTCCTCTAAATGTTTTAAGAGGATTTCTAGCAATATCGCTCATCAAATCTGGGTTGCCAACTATTCTTAAAGTTATGCTCGAATTTTGCATGATTGAATTAGTATACATTTGATAATCGATAGCTGCAGATTTATCTCCATATTCTAATGTAAAGTTGTTAGGAGATACTAAAAATCTTTTACCACTAAAAGCGGTTTTAAAAAACGGCCTTTCTGGCGCTCTTTCTAATGTTATTTGTTCTCTATCTCCCATAACTACAAATGTATCAGTATCATTTGTTTGTTCTTCGTGAACACCATAATCTACATCCGTAGTATTGAATCCTGTAACGCTAATTATGTCTGGATTTGGATTCGAAGAATCATGTAATACAAATTCCAATGGATTTATTGCGCCCTCTCCCGGTCCAGTATCCTTAAAATCTTGAAGATTAAAGGGATTGTTAATCTTTTTAATTTTATGCATTACCTTGTACTTTGGGGTAGAACATGTTGTATATACACTGACATTAACTTTATAGATTTTTCCAGATTTTGCGTCTTCGCCTACTCGCTTAGAGTACTTCATAAGATGATCTATTGCGTCAAAGGTTTTTAGATTATTTGGCAATGTTATAGACCTAATACCGGGTTGTATTTGAGATTGCTCTGGCTGTTCAAAATACAAATTTCTATTATCTACCAAATATCCAGCGTAATCATCTACTTCGAAATAATAGTCTATCGGTAATGGTTTGCCACCATCTTTTTTCTGTTTTGGAGATTTTATCTTATAACTATAATTTGTATTAACTTTAGCAAGCCATTCTTGTAACTGACGTTTATGTTCAAAATTTTGATCATTAAATTCTTTTTCCAGACCCATAAAAATATCTTTTAAATTTTTCATAGGTTTGCTCTTATCCTGCCTTATTTTTCTGGCAGGCTTTTTGATTCCATCCTCTTGTGATCTAAGCATAATTCCACCAGAAGCACCTAATGCTGGTGGAATCTCATTAGATAGTGGTGATTCTTTATGAGTAATGGTAGTCTGCGATAGACTAGAAAGTGTATCCATCTGTGCAATACTATTATATGCCATCAAAAAATACATTTTATATACCGGTGCTATTTTTTTCTGACCTATTGAATATGTGTTATCAACTATTGAAAATATCAACGGTTTTGATTTTATAACTAAATTTTCGCCAGTTGTCGTCTGACCTATAAAAAATGTAGTAAGGGACCATGCCATTTGAGATATTGACTTATTAAATCTTTGAGAAACTGTTTTTAATTCATCCAAAAAATAACCGCCCGGTCTATCTACTATAGTAAAAGTTCCGTATGCCGCTGTTGTATTTCTATACAAAGGACTTCTATAATCAAATCTCCATAAAAGTTCATGTAATCCATATTTACCATCAACTACATCATTTAACATTATCATTCCGGGTTCACAAGCTCCGGGGGCGTTATAAATTTGTCCAACAGCATGTGCGTTCTTATCTGAAAGAAGACCAATTTGTGCTGTAGAAGCGGCTTCATATGAAGGAAACGCTAATAAATGAAATTTTGTAGTATAAGATGTTAATCTAGAAAGTGGATTTTCAGGTGTTGACATTTGTATAACTTACACTTTTGTTTATTATTTCGGAAAATACTCTTGAGCGAGATGGTAATTTTAAATTAGCTCCTGCAATAAACTCTTCTTCGATATCTACGATACTATTGTATTGTAAAATTACCCACATCAAATCTGACCTACCATATAAATCATACGCCAATAAATCAGGTCTTTTATGGTATTGAAGTGGTAATTCAAAAATCTCAATATCATCATTTTGATTTTTCAGAATATCTGTTCTTTTACTCCAAAAGGAAATTTTTGACCCTGAGCGTTCGTACTCCCCACCCTGAATTATTCTACTATACTTCTTTTTATCTGAAGTTTTATCTTTATAAGGTAAAAACATAAATCACCAATTCGGCAATCTGCCGCTCCTGAAAGAATTAATATCAAATTGTTTCAAATCATTTATTGATCTACCTTCCTTCAATGAAATCGTAACTTCTGACAAGATGGGGACTTTATGGCCTGAAGATGCACTAATATAGTCAACATCTTCAGGAAATGTAAAGTTTAATTCTGTCAATACAACAGTTATATTATTAAACATTCCATTATAACCTGAAAGTTGAAGAATTTTTGGGGTAGATTGCCCAGCACTTCCAGTTGCGAGTTCTATGCCACTACCACTACCCTCCTGACCAGCACCTTTCTCCGGCATACGCCACGATCTTAATAATCTAATTATCGTATACGTATAATCAGCTTCAGATTGCGTTCTAGCAAAAAGTTTAGCCGTAATAGAAAACATTCTACTAGGACTACCCAGATAGTAAATTATAGAAGCTGGCATTCTTATATCCGATATCTCGCCATATGTTGCCGAGCTAGATTCTGAGACGTTTGGTGTAATTAAAAATGTAACACCAGAGTTTGATAGACCTGCACCTAATAAGAAATTTCTTGCTTCATTTTCTAATCCACTTCTAAAATTTTCAAATCCACGCAGAACCATATCACGAGCCGGCGCATTTAACGTGTTAGATAAAGCAGCAACAGATGATGCTTGTTGATTCAAATAATTACTTGATTGAACCAAACTGCTAGTTCTAACAATTTGACTTATATCAACTTTATTTTTTGGCTCCAATCTTACAAATGTGGTCATATGTTAAACTTTTTAGGTATTTATTATTAAATATGTTATCAAAAAACACGTAAAATTAAAATATAAATAACCAAAAATAGGAAAGTCAAATGACAGAAAAAATTAATCCATTACTTGAACAATTAAAAAGAATACCCGGAGAGACCTACAGACTCCCATCCCGAGGTATGTTTTATCATAATGGTGAATTAGACCCCGAAGTTAAAAATGGGGAAGTGACCATTTATCCGATGACAACGGTTGAAGAATTACTGATGCAAACTCCAGATGCAATATTCCAAGGTACCGCAATCGAAAAAACGATTGCTGCTTGTGTTCCACAAGTTAAAAAGCCTCGCCAGTTATTAGCTTTGGATATTGATTTCATCTTGACTTGTATAAGGAAAGTTTCATTCGGTAACGATTTACCAATAAAGTATAAATGTAAGTCTTGTGGTGAAGAAGCTAAAGAACATGAATACCTAATCCCACTTTCTCACTTCATAAAAAATACGAAAGAAATAACAAAGGAAGATTATGAAAATTGTATCATAAATCTTGATGATAAATTTGAAGTAAAATTGAAACCTGTAATATTTGAAGATTTGATTAAATTGATGCAATTAGAAGGCCCAAGGGAAGAACAAACAACCGAAGAGAAAATTGAAGCTCTTGATAAAATTTTCGTCGAATCTATGGCATCGCTTATAGAGCGGATAAACACGGTAGAAGACAAAGAACAAATTAAGGAATTCTTATCAAAACTTTATAGAAATTTAAAAGAAGACCTTTCTACCCAAATAACAGAACGTAACAAGTGGGGGATAGAATTCAATTATGAAATAACTTGTAAAGATTGTAAGAAAAAAGAAAACATAAGTATGTATTTGAATCCAACAAGTTTTTTTATGCTACCCTCAAGTCGAAAGATCAAGAAAAAATAAAAAAAATGATGGATGATTTGAGGGAAAGTTCAAGAATCTTAATTGAAAATGCAATTTCTTTGGCTTATTTGTCTAGAGGTGCCATTCCCTATGAAACTGTCATGACAATGTGCGCCGCTGAAAGGAAAATAGCTTTTAATTATATTCATGAACATATTAAAAATGAAATCAAAGCGCGCCCGGAGTCCCCAAATTATTAATATGTCCATCATAACAATAGACCCCTCTCTGAACTGCACTGCTGTAGTTGTGGATGATGTGAAATACTGTTTTGTAAAAGAAGATATATGTCACACATCCACGGGGAAGTATAAAAAATGGTTTGAATCAGTAGAGCATTTAATCAACATTGTACCTATTAATTACAAAAAAATAAATTTATTTTCAGAACAAGAAATTGCAAAACTAAAAGATTTTGATAATATAACAGATTTAATAATAGAGACAACCATACCAAAAAATATTAAAAGCGCAAATGTGTTCATAGAAGGGTATAGTTATTCATCTATGGCCGGACCTTTAATTGATTTAGTTTCTTTCACTACATTATTAAGGTATAAACTGTTAAAATATAATTTTAACATAACCATAGTACCACCGAAAACACTCAAAATGAAAGCCGCTCAGTTTACATATGAGCCTATTAAAAAAGGTAAAAAAATTGAATATAGGAACAATCAAGGGATATCTGGTGGACAATTCAAAAAGCCTGAAATCTATAAAACTTTGATTGAAAATAAAAATTTAAATTGTGAATGGGTTAGATTTTTAAGAGATAATAGTGAAGAAATATTAAAAGGTAAGAATATACCAAAACCCATAGAAGACATAAATGACGCAAAGTTATTGTATGAAATGTATAAATAATTAACAAAATACAGGATAAAATAATGTCTTTCTTAAAAGAAGCTGTTAATTATATTAGAAATTCATTTCTCACTGAAGCATCTTCTCAAGATGTTTATAATGAAATTGTTTCTGCAGTTAATGCAGTTGAACCATCTAACGAACGTAATAGCGCGGTCAGTGGACTATGGGTGGCCGGGTTAATGAAAGGATTAATGTCAAATGACAGTAACACAAATATGTTGTTGGCTGCATACCGTGGTAATAGATTAGACCCGGAATCAAAAGAATATAGAGATGCAAGAAGAATACTTGCAGCATTACAAGTTTTAAGAAAATATAATTTAGTAACATCTCAAAATGATCAATTTTATTTAAATAAAGATAAGAGAGAAGTTATTTCAAAATTTTTAGCAAGAATCACACAATATTCACACGATGCAAAAGATAGAAAGGATTTAGCAAAAAACGTTAGATCAGCAGAGTATGGTTCTGATCAAGAATGGTATGATAATTTATCATCTGATCAAAAACATGCCGTACAATTAATAAAAGACATGGATTTAAAAGATATTGCATTATTGAATAGATTAGTCTCTAAAAAGGAAAGTAAAAAATCATATGTTGATTTAATTCAACAATTAGAAATTAGAGGTAATCAATCTGTTGATAAATTTAAAGCTATGGGCATCATCAACGATGACAATACACTGAATAGTTACTTATTATCTTCATTGGACTCTATTATAAATGATCCTCAATTTGAAACAAGATTAAAATTTATAAACAGAACAATGAGGGACAAGTTGTATCGTTCAGCAGCAGATAAAGCATTAAACCTCTCTGCATTAGCAAAAAATGTTTTAGATACAGACTTTGGTAGAAAGGCACTGTCTTTGATAGATGGTCCACTTGCATCAGACATTGAGGATTTGAAAAAAGTGTTCGGCGGTGCAACAGTTAAAAAATCATTACTTATAAAGTTGAAAAAGTTTGGTTTAGTTGATGCCGGTAATGGACTAACTGATCTGGGCAAAGCAGTTTCTGCGTTAATTAAGAAAGGTTATTCTAAAGCAGATTATCAAGACGTTAGAAAGGGAGTAAACTACTCTGGGATGCGTCCATCTGAAGACTCTATTGTAAGAGATAGATTGAATAAACGTGCAGCAGATAGAAAATCTGAAATTTCTAATATAATAAGAAGAAATCAAAGAGCTTGACAAATCAAAAAAACTATCGTATAAATACCCTCAAGGAAATTATAAAAGGATTTAATACAACTAGGTAATTCTGAAAAGGCTGCACGGGTACGCATAGCGTCGAAGTCGAGTGTGATATGTAAGATTGGAATTGTCTTACATCTAGTATTCACCAAGGTCTTTGTAAGGGTTTGTATATCTAAAAAACTTTGCAGAATTAAGTATCAGATATATAAAACTTGACTTACTAAAACGGCTTGATTGATTCCACAGTCAAGCAATCCAAGATATGATGTGGATGATTCATATCGCGGAAGCCGAGTACATCTCTCCTTATGATGTACCGATCCCTATGGTAGTTGGGATAAATCTACTGGGTTTGGATTAGCGTTCAGTTTTCCCAGATATAATAAAATATATCTAAAAAATGGGGAGGAGGAATTATTGCTTTTGAGTACCTTGAGCAAGATTGAAAGTAGATGCCGAACAAAGTGAGGCATCTAGCGGCGAAGCCGCAATGTTAGAAAATAGATTAAAAAGAATCACCTCTTAAAATCGAACGCAGTGAGATTTTAAGAATGACTTTTCTTTTACATCGGGCCAGTGTATACTAAAGAAAAAAGGATAATTATGTCCAAATCAATTACATCATACTGGCCAATGAGTACACCTATGCGTAAATCGCAACAAATTGTACTTGATTGGATTGAAAAGCAGCCATCACATATAAAATATTTCATAGCCGAGATGCCAGTTGGTTCAGGTAAATCTCCAGTTGGTATTAATTTTAGTTCTTATTTTTCTGCACTTGCAGGTACAAGTCCTGCAGGTAATGGAATCGTTTTCACACCACAGAAAATATTACAAAAGCAATACGAGACCACCTTTAATAACCAAGTCGCGGGTTTATATGGAAAAAATAATTATACATGCATGTTGAAAAACACATCATGTGATATTGGAACACTAGTTAAACCGGAATGCCCTGACTGTCCTCATGCAAAAGCTCTTGAAAAAGCAGATGCATGTGGTAATGCGGTTTTAAGTTACAGGCTTGGCTTGCTACATGCATTATTAAAGTCTAGACTAATTAGAAAGAAGAAAATATTCATTCTTGATGAATGTCATACTTTAGAAAATCACTTAACTGAATTTTCATCTATTAATATATCTGAAAGAACATGTAAGAAATACAATGTTTTGTTTAGGAAGCCAAAAACCATATATGATGCACTTTCTTTCTTGGAAACAGATTATTTGCCTGCACTTAATGCATGGATAGAATTAATGCGTCCAGCAATTGAAAGAACAATAAGTATTGCGGAATACAGACCAGATTCTTTATCTAAATCAGATATGGAATCCATTCTAGAATTTGAAGAGGTCATTAAATCTTCAGAATTGATTATCAATTTGCTAGCACAGTCTGAAAACAAAGACATAACTAAAGAATATGCATTGATAACAGAAAAGGCATATTTCAAGTTTAAAGAACTCTTCGGAAGAAGAGTATTCTCTAAACTTTTAGATGAAAAGGCAGAAAAAATGCTATTCATGTCTAGTACCATTTTAGATCACAAAGCATTTTGTGCTGATTTAGGGATAGACGTGGCTAATGCTGCCTTCATATCTGTCGATAGTGAATTTTCTAATGAGCATAGGCCGGTTTTTTTCATGCCAAGGGCAAAAATGACATTCGGTTGGGATTTACCTGAAAGAAAATCTGACAGAGAAAAAATGATATCTGCAATAAAAATGTTATTAACTGAAAACCATTGCGATGACAATGGTATAATTCATACAGGTAGTTTTCAAATTGCAAACTGGTTAGTTAAGGAATTAGCAAATATTGATACCCATATAATTTATCATCATGGTGAGGAAGGTGAAGAGACTCGGGATGTAGTTATTGATAAATTTCAAAATGATGAAACTGACAAGCCTAAAGTTTTAATCAGTCCTTCTATTACAGAAGGACTTGATTTAGTAGGTGACAAAGGAAGATTTGCAATATTTGCAAAGGTGCCATACTTACAACTTGGGGATTCATGGGTTAAGGGAAGACTTAATCTATCTCAAGAGTGGTATAATAGACAGGCTATGATCGCTATAATTCAAGGTGCTGGACGTGTTGTCCGTGGGCCTGACGACTGGGGTTATACATACATTCTTGACGAAAGCTTTGAACTTTTGTATTCTAAAATGGAGAATAAAATACCCAAATGGTGGAAAGACGCATATGAAAAGGTATAAAAAATTTATAAATTTATCTAAAAAAATACGTAAAGATAAAGTTTTTCAATTAAAAAACAAAATAAAAAATTGCAAAGAAAATTGCAGTTCTAAGTTTTATACTCACTTGATGCTTGCAGAGCCAGATAGAAATCCAGAATTTAACCAATGGTTTGATATTTATTTTCCTAGTAAAAAAAGAAAAGATATCATTTGGAATGCATGTATTACTACGACAAGACAGGAATTGTGGGATACTGTCTCTAATATGGCTTTTGAGGAAGAATCTAATATTTTAACACTAGAAGAAAGAATTAATTCTATCAAAATGGTTTCTAAACCGGCTTCTTATGATAAAAAAGGTAAAATACTGACGTATTCAGTAGAGTTTATAACTCCAACTTTTGAAAAATTAGGTGGTTTAACCAGCATCGAATATAGAGAAAATCTAGAAAGAGAAATAATTTCAACTAAACCGCCTAAAGTGTATGAGTATTTTAAAATTCAAAAAAACTATGCATATGGGATCGGGTTACACATGGTAATAGATGTTCCGTATTTGACTAAAGAAAACATGGAAGAAGCGGTAGAAAAGTTCTTCAGTATTGGTGAAAGAAACTGGATATCAAAAACTTCAGCCAGTGAAGATAATTTGATATTTCAAATTAAAAAAGATTATTTCGGGAAATTTAGTAATACTTAAACAGATAAATTTAAAAATCCCCCATTTGGGGGATTTTTTATTGCGTCAATGTTGAGAATCCATTTTTTAGTTCAACATTTATAGTTTTACTGAACATATTCGTAACTTCATCACGATGTGATATAACCAACATGGACAGTTTATTTTCTACCGCAACAGACTTAATCATTTTTACGGCTTGTAAAACACCCAAACTACCCAGTCCAACGTCTAAACATTCATCTAGAATACAGAATGATATTTTTCCATGTCTGGCTTGTAATACGTCTCTAAACGCAAAAGATAATGCCAAATTTATTCTAGCTTTTTGCCCAGCCGATAGATTTCCGTAATTAATAGATGTTCCAAACTGTTTGATTTCTGCCGTCATGTTATCTGTGAATTGAACTTGATGTGGTAATCCCATTTTTTTAAGATACATCTGCAATCGATTGTTTAATAACGGGATGTTTTTATTTAATAGATTTTTTCTTATAAATGAATCTTTCTTTGTTAATAATTTATATAAGAAATTTTGGTGTTCTATCTCTGATCTGAGTTCCTCAATTTTTGAATAGTCACACTTTTTCGGAGGATTTTGTTCTAACTCTTGTATCGCTTGTTGGTATGGATTTTCAGCATTGACTAATGAATTCAGTTCATTTATACTTGTGTTTATTTGTAAAATTATAGAATTCAGTGATTGTCTATTATTACCATTCAATCGTCGTTGTAATTCCGCTATTTTTGCTATTGATTCATCTAACTTAATACTCAATTCAGTATTATCAATACTTGATTCATTAAGTAATGAATATGGGTTTTCAGCAGATTTAATAGATTCTAACTGCTCTTTTTTGTTTTTAATTTCATTTAATTTCTTGTTAAGAGTAACAATATTATCAGCACCAACATGCTCTTTTAAAGTTGTAACCTTATTAGTTATCTTTTTAAGTTTATTTTGGATTTCAATAATATTCTTATTATTTTCTGTTAAAGAAGACTTATATTCGACAATTTTTAATTCTAGTTCATCTACTTTCAAACTTGCCGATTCATACTTTTGCAGGCAGTATGGACATTTTGATTCTACTAGATGAGAAATTTCTTTTTCGGTTTGCTTTATTGTTTCAGAAAGTGTCTTATTCTCCGAATTTAATTTTGTTAATAGTATTTCCAATTCTGAAGATTCTTTCTTATATTTTTCTAATAGTTCACAAACTTCAATTTTACTTATTATAAGTTCTTCATCTACAGATTGTAGATAATCTTGAATATCTTTTACTTTTTGTTCATTATCAGAAATCCATTTGTAATATTTAATATTATTATTTTTGATTTCTAACTCTTTCTTTTTATTTGATTCAATTTGATCTGATATCCTGTCTCTCTCACGTTGAATTAGTGCGAGTTCTTCTACCGATGCCAGAAGATCATTATAATAATTTATATCATGACTTTCAATGAATTGTTTAATTTGTATTATTTTTTGAGACTGAGAAGAGTCCCAAGATATCTTTTTTTCCTTTAGAGAATTTATTTGATATTGATATCGCTCTTCTGCTTGTTTAATTTCTTCTAAAATACCAAGATGTAAATTCAGATCACTATTTGTAGTCTTAATTTTTTCTTTAAGTAATTCCGCCTTTTGTGATATTTCAGTATAACCAAATAAATTTTCTAGGAAATCTCTTTGGTTAGCTTTTGAAGTGTGAGAGGCTGGTAAACTCAAAAATGGTTCATGTGTAGCAGAAATAGCAACAATTCTAGTAAAAACTTCAAAAGGTATGCCTATTATTGAGGTTATAAAATTGTTAGTTTCAGAAACCGAACTTTTGGTTATATCTTTAAATTGTCCATCTTTTTCAATCATGAACAACACACCATCACCACCCCTAGCAGAGTTTTTCCGAAATCGTATGATTTTGTATATAACACCATCCTTGTCGAAGGTAAGTTCAACCTCCATATTTTTCTTATTAATATTGTTAATAAGATTATTCTTTTCTATATCCTCTATTGTATTATCATACAATGCGTAAGTTATAGCATGTAATATAGTGGTTTTACCTGAGCCATTACTATCAACAGCACCATCCACAGACGAATCTAGATTCTTACCTAAAATTAGGGTTGGCTCGGTAAAATCCAAATTTACAGTAGTAAAATTATTACCATATGAAAGAAAATTTCTTAAAGAGACTGATATAAATTTCATCATAATTCTTCGTAAATCCTCAATAATTTTTGATTGTCTATTGTATCACTTTTCATTTGTCTTATCATTTCTTTGATGAGATTAGACGTACTTTCCATTTCCATATCTGTTAAGTCTATATTAGTATCGCCCTGTTTTTCTTCAAAGCTGTATTGCTCTTCTAAAGATAATTCTCTTAAATTATATTTTTTTATTAATTTTTCTTTAATATTAGAAGATTCTTCTAAAGTCATTTCAACATCTACAATACATCTGATTCTAGCATTTTTAAAAAGATATTGTTTTGGAGAATTAATAATGTCACTAAAATTACATTTTACGTACTTGGGGCAATCTACCCAATTTTTATATTCAATTTTATTATTTTTTATATCGAATATACACATTCCCCTTTCAAAATCATTTGCATCTCCAAAATCGGCTGGAAATGCATTACCAATATAGTGAACATTATCTTTGTTTTGGCGTCTATGAAAATGACCTGAAAAAATCCTTTTAAACTTTTTAAAAGTTCCATGCTCTGGACCGTGGTCTAAAGTTCTATACTCGCCGGTAACGACGAATCCTTTAAATTCAAAATGTCCAAAAACGTAATCAACATCATAGTTAATAAGGCTTGCATACTCATCCGGGAAAAGATATGGGCATATCAATAACTTATCTTTTTTCAACTCAAGGATTTCGTTTACAAGTGTTATATTTGATAATGATTCAAATGGATTAGTTGTAAAAACTTCACGATTATTTCTAAAATATAAATCGTGATTACCTATTATTACATAAACTGGAACCCCCAAATTATTCAATTTAGACATCCCTTCATATGAATATTTTAGTGTCATTCCATTAATAGAGTTTCTATGTTCATGCCAATCACCCAAGAAGAAAATGCCATCTATCTCTTTATCATTTTTGACTTGATCACAAAACCAATCAATATAATTTAAACAGTCTTGGTTATGTATATCACTATTATTCATTCTACCGAAATGGATATCAGTAAACATAGCAATCTTTTTCATTTCTGGTTTTCCTCGTCATCTTCACTTTGAACAGATTCTTCCAATTCGTCATGATGATATAAGTTGTCAGGATCAACTAATGTATCTCTAATGTCTGTAATTTTATCAATTTTATCTAACTCATCATTTATAATAAAATCTCCGTGGTCAAAGAAATCATCTTCGTGATATTTCTCTAGATATGTGAAAGATGGAGTTAACCCAATATCAATAAGCACTTCGTCTTTAATTTCTCTCTGCTTTTTTTCGTGGTTTAGGTACTGATAAAAAGCATGTCGAATTATTTGCGTAAAATATGCGAATGGATTTTTACTTTTTTCAGGATCGAAAGATTTCCATACTTTAACTATAGTTAACATGGCGAAGGCTTTCATGTCTTCTTCATAAGAATAAATTCTCGAATAATCGCTATGTTTTGAATATCGTTCACATAACATTCTCAACATTTCAGCTAGTTTGTTTGACATTTTTCCTTGTGATCGACTTAACTCTATTTCAGTTAATAAATCAGCATTGTTAATATAGTTTTTGGGTTTCTTTTTGACCTTTTCCATCATTTTCTCCTAATATGTTATATACATACATGGTAATTATAGCATATTTTAATAATAATGCAAGAATTTAATATCTATCATTAAAAATAAATAGTAATTATATTGGATATAATTCATAATGGATGCAAAAACTTCTGCAACTTTAGATCGTTTAGTGCAATCTCTTGATAAGCTCCAGAATTATATGGCTAGAAACTACAATTCTGGTCGCGGAGGTGTAGGAACTTCGGAACGAAGGTCAACAACATACTTTAAAGATTCTGACAAATTGCGCTCTGCTGAGATACAAAAAACTAGAGAAATAATAGATTCAACTACCGCATTTAAAATGCTTAAAGAAGCTATTAAGGGTTCTTCTAGAATGGCCGAAATCTTTACAGGTGAAGTTAGAAGAATTTATACTGAAGCTGATAAAGTTTTAGAAGAATATGAGGATACTCATAAAGACTTCATAGAATCGACAAGAAAGTATTTACAAACCCAAGGTTTGAATAATAAAGTATTGTATGAAAGTAGCAAAAATTTTAATATACTTGCAAATACTGCAAAAAGTTTAACCGATGCTTTTGATGAATATAGTACTCAACAAGAATTGGTGCAAAGTTTAAAAGAACAAGAAACCAAACTCAGAGAGAAACGTGCTGCTACTAAAGATAGCGACGAACAAAAGGAATTAGACAAACAAATTAAAGCTTTATCTAAGAAGTTAAAGGCTGCAACTGAAGCTGAAGAAGATGCTTTACAAAAATATCAACAGATTTATAATTCTAGACCAGTTCAAAATTTAGGAGAAGTTTTTAAAACTATTGATAAATCTCATCCTATTTGGTTGCAGATGAACGAGGGATTGAAAGAATGGATTGAAACTGGCACTACTCAAAAAATAACTTACCAACAATTAAATACAGAGCTTCATAAATTAATTGAAAATACTAAAATATATGATGAAACTTTAGTGGCTGTTGGTAAAGGCATGGAAGAGAGTTTGGAAAATTTCCAAAACTCATTGGTTAATTCTATTCGAAATTTAAAAGCAGCAATTGCAGCAGGCGGTGCCATATTTGGTAGCAAAGTTATTGATGGTGTATTGGCACAGTTTAGGTATGGAATAATCCAATCTAATTTCACAGAAGCTTTACTTTCTGGTATATCTGATCCTAAGATGAGTCAAATCTTAGGTGACTACCAAACTGAATTGCGCAACTTGGCAGGCTCCGCTAATCTTGTTGATGCTTCTGATGATTTCAGGAAGGCCATAGAAGGTTCTGCTCGTAAAATGGGCCTAATTGGTGACGAAGCTGCCGATTTTACTGCTAACTTAATTAGAATGAAATATTCTATTGGTTTGGGAAGTAAAAATATTGACAGTTTTTATGACGGTATATCTGCTATAGCTAGAAGTGCCTTTATGACTAAAGAAGAGGTTATTGGTGTAATGCAAGACCTCCAAGAAGCCAACATATTGGGCACAATGAGAACTGATATCAAAAATGCTAAAGAAAGAGAAGAAGCAATACAGGCAGATATTGCAGCAATGCTTCGTCACGGCAAAGCGTTGGGTTTGACCACTCAACAAACTTTAGCATTTAGAAAAGAACTGGCCGGAAAGCGTTATAGTTCATTAGAAGAATTGATAAAAGCAAGGATTGGTGCATCTATGGCACAGTCAGCTCTTGGGCTTAACTTTGATATGGAAAAGGTTCAGGAGGCCAAGCGTAAGAATGCAATGGGAATTGCATCTGAAGAAGAACAAAAACTTTTGTTGGATTTTAGAACTGCAACTCAAAGAGCCACTCTTAATAAAATTGAGAAAGAAGGTGAAAGTGGATTAATATTTAGACAAATGTTAGATACAGTCAGCGGCGGAGACGCAGGTGTATCTTCGCAAGAACTATTAGAAGCCAAGGCTGCAAAATCAACCCAAAGATCAGCATTTGAAGGGGATGATGCGGCAATCAAGAGATTTATGGAAGAAGGCATATTACCTTTGAATGTTAAATTTATAGAAGGTCAAAAGTCTTTCGCTGATCTAAAAAAGCAAGTTGAAGAAGTTGATAGTGCATTAGGCATATTTGAATCTGCAATACCTGATATTGTCGCAATATACCAAGGTTTAGGACAAAACCCAGCGTTTGCATCACTTGTCGGTGGTGGCATTATATCAGCAATAGGTGGAGTATTTCAAACTATTGTTGCTGCTAGAATATTAACCCATCTTGGATTTCCTACTATAAGACAAATATTATTCGGTGGAGCCAAAAAACTTTGGAGTGGTGCGTTAAGTGTTTTCACTTCACCGTCTATGGCTAGATTTGGTCAATTTTTACTTACTTTTGGTAGAAATGCATTGTCTTTGATAAATCCGATTGCAAAGCTTGGTGCAGCTTTCGCTGCAGGCTACGCTATTGGTACAGTTCTATATGATGAAATATTATCAAAATCTGAGTTCTTTATACAAATATTAAACATGTTAGGTGGTGCAATCCAATCGACTGTTGGGTGGATTCAAAAGAATGTCTTAGGATTGCTCAGTGATGAACAAAAAATAGCGGGTGAAGAAAATATAAGAATAGGTCAGACGCAACTCAAGGAAGGTCAAGCATATTTTATTGGTAAAGCCTTCGATGCTGCAGCAGCAGTCGGATTAGCGTCAAAAGAAGAAGCAAATGCCGCAAAAGAAAAAATTTATGAAACCATCAATAAAACATCAGAAGAAGAATATAAGAAAAGACAAGAAGAGAAAAAGGCTCTTGATGAAAGAATTGCAAAGGCAGTCGAAACGACTGCTGAAAATACCGGTAAGGTGGCTACCGCAGAAGAGCAAAAAAAGCAAGAAAGACAACAAAAAGCCTTTGAGACTAGAAGTATCCATGATATGGAAAGTGCATTAAGCGGAATAAACACAGAAATTTCAAATAGAATGAAAAAATATACCGATGTTAATAATTACTAACAGATAAAATTTAAATTCATAAATATTCGATAAACAGAGAAATAGATGGCTATAACGAATTTTTATAAAATTATAAAGCCTGCGGCACAAAATGCTGTAATAGGTAATAATCAAGACCTTAATGGTTATGGTGGTACATATGGAAATCTTACATGGTACCACCGCTTAATTACTGGTTCTTCCCAGAGAATACATCGTTATAAAGAATACGATGTTATGGATAATGATGTTGATATAACTAAAGCATTAGACGTAGTTGCAGAAGAAATTTGTGGAAATAATCCTAAAACTGAATTACCTTTAGAAATTAAAATTGTTGCAGGATCAGAACAAACCGTTACTAGTTCTCAAGTTATAACATTGAAAGCTGCATTAAGAACTTGGTGTAAGATTCACGATTGGAAATCCAGAATGTTTACAATCGCTAGAAATACGATAAAGTATGGTGATTGTTTCTTTTTAAGACCAAAAAAGTTTGGAAAGAAATATATTTACATTCATCCTAAGAATGTCCAATCTGCAATTGTTGCTGAAGATGACATTACCGAGGTCAGAGGTTGGCAGATAAAATTGGATTTTAATAATCCAAATACACCATACGGTAATTTCCAATTAAACAACTCCACTGGAGCTTATGGTATAACAAATGAGTATGGGATCGAAATAGTAAAAAGCGATGATGTGATTAGGTTTAGTTTAAATAGTGATATGACAGACGAGGCCCCATTTGGGGAATCCATCCTACGTTCAATTTATAAAACATTTAAACAAAAAGAATTATTAGAAAGCGCAATTTTGATTTATAGAATTCAAAGAGCGCCTGAAAAGTTAGTTTTTAATGTAGATGTTGGCAAAATGCCCGCATCTATGGTTCCTAGATTTTTAGAAAATTTTAAAAATGAAATTAAGCAGAAAAAAATTCCCACACAATATAATGGTCAAACTCAAATAGAATCCGTCTATAATCCAAATAGTATGTCTGAAAACTATTATTTTGCCAAGAGGTCAGATGGGTCAGGTACTTCAGTTGAAGTACTACCGGGTGGACAGAATTTAGGAAATCTAGAAGACTTGGACTATTTTTATAATAAAATGTGGAGAGGCTTGAGAATTCCTAAATCATATTTTGACGGGACCGCAGAAGGCGGCGGTGTGGCTAACGACGGGAAGGTTGGAATAGCTTACATACAAGAAATTAAATTTGCATTGTATATAGAAAGACTACAAAGGGACTTGGAAAGAACTTTTGACTCTGAATTCAAAAGATTTTTACATGATGCAAAAATAAACATAGACCATACTATATTTGAAGTAGTATTACCCGAACCTTCTAATTATAGTAAGTCTCGTCAACAGAGCATTGATGCTGACCTGCTTAACAATTACACTAATGCTGATGGTATTAGTTCGCTATCTAAGCGTTTTGCTCTTAAAAGATATCTTGGTCTTACTGAAGATGAAATTAAAGAGAACGAACGTCTTAAGAAAGAGGAATTGGGTATGGACCCTGATGGTGATGACATTCTTGATCTTCCTAAGATATATGCCCCAGACCAAGCAGAAGCTGGTGGTTTCGAGGGTGGATTAGGTGGAAGTATAGGTAGATTACCGGGTGACACTGGACCAGTTTTCGGCGACCAAGAATCTCCAGAGGAAAACACTGATAATAATATAGAAGCCGAAATACCTACTGAAGAGCCTACAGCGGAAACTCCACCTAAAACTTAATTTAGTAATAAATAATAAAAATAAGGAAATATAAAAATGGTAAAGACAAATCTTTCAAAATTCATAAATTCAATCATTGATAATGATTTTACTTCTGCTGAGAAATATCTTAAAGAAGTAATGACCGAAAAATCACAAAATATTCTTGCTGAGGACCACGATGATGTGATGTCTGCTGAAGAAATGCATGAGTATATTGAAAAACTCTGGAAAAAGACAAAAACTGATAGTCAGAAGAGAGATTTCCTAAAGCATGTTTCAAAAGCATTAAGAAAAGAAAAATGTTCAGAAAAAGATTTCGAAGAGTGTGCTGAAAAGGTCTGTGAAAAAGGTAAGAAACATTGTGATGATTTAATTCATTCATTAGAAAAAGTTCTTGGTATAACTGCTAATCCTAAAAAGGCTAAACAGGAAGTTAATAGAGATAGAGCACGCACTACAGAAAGAGTTAAGAAGACGGTATCGTGAAAATACAAAATCTTTTAACTTATCTTACGGGGAGTTTTAAACTCCCCAATGTTTATAAGGATAAAGACCCTAAAAAGAAAATCATAAAGTTAAAGAAAAATAAGTATGGTGCCGAAAATCCATCATCTTTATTTACAGGTGGTTATACAGTTCCAGTATCTGATATTGGTGGCGGCGAAGGTAATGGTGGTGGTGTAGAATGAAACAGAGATTTAAACAATTCATTTTAGAAAAATATATTCATTATATTGATACTGTAAAGGATCAAGATAATTATGACACAGACGATGAAAATAAAATAAATAATAAAGATAAAAAGAATATGGATTTAAAAAAGATTAAATATTCTTTTAATTTGATTAAATACTTACAACAGGCAAATGCCGGAGACAGATAATGGAAAAAGAACAATTATATAAGTTTGTTGATGCAATCATTAATGATGATATTGAAGCTGCAAAAATAGCTTTTCATAACTTTTCAGTTGAAAAGACAAAAACAATTTTAGGTTTACAGCAATCAGAAGCAGATGAACCTGTTACTGAATCTGAAAAAATTTTTGAAGAATTCAAGCAACAATTAGTTGAATTTATTGGTAACGACTCTCCAATTCGTTTAGATGGAGATTATGTACTGGTTAAGGGTAAAAAGGTAGGTCTTATAAAGAATGATTTAAACGATATTGATTCTGGAATTAACTTTGTTACATTAGATGGTTCTTTCAGTAAAGAATTTAATTCTGCAGAAGATTTATACAAGTTTCTAATGCAAAGATATGGAGTTAAGGGATGAAAACACAATTATTAGTAGAAAGCATATCTGCCACTGAAGGTGATATTGTAACAGAATCACTTAATGATGGTAAGAATGTATATTTAAAGGGCGTGTTCATGCAGGCCGGTGTAAAAAACAGAAACGGTAGAATTTATCCTATTAATGAAATGCAAAATGCAGTTAATAAGCTAAATGAAAGTATAAAACAATATGGCGGCGTGTTCGGAGAGCTGGACCACCCTAATGGCATCCAAATCAATATGGATAGAATATCACATGTTATCACTGAATGCTACATGGATGGAAATAATGTTATAGGCAAGGCTAAAATATTAGGGACTCCAATGGGGTTAATTGCCAAAGAGTTAGCTAATTCTGGCGTTCGTTATGGAGTATCATCAAGAGGTACTGGTACTGTGAATGAATCAGATGGTACAGTATCTGGATTTAATATTGTTACTGTAGATTTAGTAGCAACCCCATCGGCACCGGGGGCATATCCACAATCAGTGATGGAGTCTTTACAATCATTGAAGTCTGGACAAAAGTTATTGACACTTGCTGAATCTATACAGTATGATAAGTCTGCACAGAAGTTCTTTAAAGACGCATTTAGAGAATTCTTTCGAGATATTACTAAAAAATAATGGCAGCATCTGATTTAAAAAAAAATGCTTGGAAAACATTATCCCCAACCTTAAAAGTTGGGGATTTTGCTTCATTGAAATGGCTTTCCGATGAATACCCACCCGGAAAATCTACTAGTAACATTCATATCAAACACCCACAGGGGTACGTTGATCTAATCGAATGTACCAGTTTCTTAGAAAAATCTGCAACTAATAGTCAAAGACTATGGCACATCAGAACAGAACTTTATAATTCAAAGTGTGAAAACTGTTCTAACACTACTAAATGGCAACCAAAAATTTTTAGTTATTCTAGGTTTTGTAGTAAAAAGTGCTCTAATAATAGCTCTAATACTAAGATGAAAAGGGTAGAAACTAATATTAAAAAATATGGAACTACTTCATTTTCTAAAACAGAATCATTTAAAAATCTGTATAAGTCTACAGATTTTATAGATAAAATAGTTTGTGAACATGAAAATAAAAATAAACAAGAAAAAAAAGAAAGAATTCATCATACTAAAACGAATACATGGAAACAAAATAACCCATCACCATTCTGTGATCCTAAAATACAATATAAGATAAAAAAGACATTTGAAGAAAAATATGGTTGTCACCCAACTAGAAAACGATTTTCAAAAGATACATTGAGTATTATTACAGATGTAAAAAAAATAAAATATTTACATTATGATAATAATTTATCACTATCAGAGATATCTAATATTTGTGAAAACTACGATATAAGTAGTATTTCTGATATTTTAAAGAAAAACAATATTCCAGTACTAAACACCTTTCGTTCTATTGCTGAAAAGGAAATATGTGATATTCTCTCTAAAAATAATATAGCATTTACTACTAATAATAGGGATACTATACCTCCATATGAATTAGACATATTGATCCCATCAAAGAATATTGCAATAGAATATTGTGGTTTGTACTGGCATAGCGAAAAGGCTGGTAAAGATAAAAACTACCATAAGATGAAATTTGATTTGTGTAAGTCTAAAAATATTAAGCTTATAACTATTTTTGAAGATGAATGGCTTGAAAAGAAAAACATAGTTATATCTTCGTTGAAGCACAAACTAGGTATTTCTAATTCTCAAAGAATATATGCTAGAAAGACTGAAATAAAACATGTTGATGAATATATAAAATCAAAATTTTTCGATTCTTATCATATTCAGGGCAATGGTCCATCATCAATAAACCTTGCATTATATTATAATAACAATATAGTTGCCTGTATGGGTTTTATAAAACAAAAAGATCATTATATTTTAAATAGATATGCTACTAGTTGTAATGTTGTTGGTGGCTTTACAAAATTATTAAATTATTTTAGAACTAATAAAAATTTTCCAAAAATAATAACATATGCAGACCTTAGATGGAGCGCCGGTGATCTATATGAAAAAAATGGATTTAGACTTGATAAAATCATAAAACCAGATTATTCGTATTTTAAAGGCAACAATAGATTTCACAAGTTTAATTTCAGACATACTGGAATGGGACGAAAACTTCAAGTATATGACCCTAATATTTCAGAGTCTAGGAACATGCAGAATAATGGTTATAGTAAAATATATGATTGCGGTAAATTAAAATATATAATAGATTAATATTTATTATTTAAATAATCTGCATCATTATAAATTCCATCTTTAGCATTTTTAAAAACGACAGCACCATCGCCATCTAATTTAGATGATATCTGATCATAATATTTTAGTTTTTCAGGATTGGAATGTAAATTGTATAAATTCATTTGATTCGTCTTCCACCAACCCACCATTGCTGACTACCATCTGCATAAATCACAGCAGGCTTGTCCCCATCCCTGTGTCGTTTGCCATCCTTGTACCAAAACTGGCTACCATTTGCATAAATGATAGCAGGTTTGTCTCCATCTCTGTGTTTTTGGTCATTCTTGTACCAAAACTGGCTACCATCTCCCAAAATTGCAGCGGGCTTGTCTCCATCTCTATGGCGTTTGCCATCCCTGTACCAATACTGGCTACCATCTGCATGAATCGCAGCAGGTTTATCTCCATCTCTGTGGAGTTCACCATCCTTCCACCATTCCTGAGTACCATCTGCATGAATTATAGCAGGCTTGTCACCATCATTATGAATTTCACCTTCAGCATTTTTAAAAGCGATAGAACCATCATCATCTAACTTAGACGATAACTTGTCATAATATTTTAATTTTTCAGGATTTGTATGTAATTTATATAAATTCATTTGATTCGTCTTCCATCAACCCACCATTCCTTTCTACTATCTGCATGAATCACAGCAGGCTTGTCTCCATCTCTGTGGAGTTTGCCGTCCTTGTACCATTCCTGAGTACCATCGGCCAAAACCACAGCAGGCTTATCTCCATCTCTGTGAAGTTGGCCATCTTTGTACCAATACTGACTACCATCTGCATGAATCGCAGCAGGCTTGTCTCCATTTCTGTGTTTTTGGCCATTCTTGTACCAATACTGACTACCATCTGCACTAATTACAGAAGGCTTGTCTCCATCTCTATGGCTTTGGCCATCTTTGTACCACTCTTGAGTACCATCGGCCAAAATCGCAGCAGGCTTGTCTCCATCCCTGTGAAGTTTTCCATCCCTGTACCAATACTGGCTACCATCTACACTAATCAGAGCAGGCTTATCGCCATCTCTGTGGATTTCACCTCTAGCATTTTTAAAAATGAAATCACCAAAATTATCGTCTAACTTAGACGATAACTTGTCATAATATTTTAATTTTTCAGGATTTATATGTAGATTGTATAGGTTCATTTGAATCGTCTTCCATCAATCCACCGTTGCTGACTACCATCTGCCAAAATTACAGCAGGCTTGCCATAATCCCTGTGTTGTTTGCCATCCTTGTACCAAAACTGGCTACCATTTGCATAAATGATAGCAGGATTGTCACCATCCCTGTGTTTTTTGCCATCTTTGTACCAATATTGACTACCATTTGAATAAATCGCAGCAGGCTTGTCTCCATCCCTGTGGATTTTGTTGTTTTTATACCACCACTGACTACCATCTGCATAAATCATAGCAGGTTTGTCTCCATCTCTGTGAAGTTTACCATCCTTGTACCAATACTTGTCACCATTTGCCAAAATCACAGCAGGTTTGTCTCCATTTCTGTGAATTTTGCCATTATTATACCACCACTGACTACCATCTGCCTTAATTACAGCAGGATTGTCTCCATCATTATGAATTTCACCTTTAGCATTTTTAAAAACGACAGCACCATTATCGTCTAAGTTAGACGATAACTTGTCATAATATTTTAATTTTTCAGGATTTGTATGTAGTTTGTATAAATTCATTTGATTCGTTTTCCATCAACCCACCATTGCTGACTACCATCTGCCAAAATTACAGCAGGCTTGCCATAATCCCTGTGTTGTTTGCCATCCTTATACCAATACTGACTACCATCTGCATGAATCGCAGCAGGCTTGTCTCCATCTCTGTGAAGTTGGCCATCTTTATACCAATACTGACTACCATCTGTATGAATCACAGCAGGCTTGTCTACATCTCTGTGAAGTTTGCCATCCTTGTACCAATACTTGTCACCATTTGCCAAAATCACAGCAGGTTTGTCTCCATTTCTGTGAATTTTGCCATTATTATACCACCACTGACTACCATCTGCCTTAATTACAGCAGGATTGTCTC